CGTTAAGACTGCGATTGGCGTAGGCAAAGAGCTTGTCTCGGTAGCCAAAGAACTCTCAGACATTATGAATGGGGTGGCTCACCTCACCCAGATAGCAGCGCAGCCTAAAGGTTGGCGCAAAGGTGGATCTGCTGAAGCCCGTGCTATTGAAGCCTTTGCTGCCAAGATGGAAGCGGAGAACATCGAGCGTGATGTTAAGTCACAAATAGTTCAAGTATATGGTGTACGCGCTTGGGAACAGATCCAACGTGATGTCGTACGCATACGAAAAGAGATGAAGATTGCTGCAATTGAACGTGCTGAACAAATAGAGTATATGATTGAAGTAGGATTTACCATTGTTCTCAGTATGATACTTCTTGCAATGGTAGTATGGGCAATATGGTTTGCAATTCACTACAACCTAGTGTGATCAAATGATTGATGCGGACTCCATTACCAAACCTATTGCCATTGTGACTGCTGTTATGGCGATGCTTGGTGGCGGCTATTCGCTGTATGATAGGGTTAAGCTTCCACCCAAAGACATCCTCCGCTGGGATGCAGATCATTTCAGCATTTCAAATGGGCCAGCATCTGGTTCGTTTAAGGTGATCGTAGCTCGTCAGAAAATCCGAGATGATTGCACCGTTGAAGATTTTGGGCTTGAGGTGAAAGATGCGGACTACATGGTACACAAGGCTATGCCGTCTGTTGCCAAATTCTCAGGTCCAGCCAGTCCGTCTGTTGACAAGTTTGGTTACACAATGACCATAGAAGGGCCAGAAAGTGTTGCCATTGGCGAGGCAAAGTTAATCGCTCGCATCACATATAAATGTCCAGAGGGCAATGTTGTGATTGCTTATCCTGACCACAAGAATCTCAGTTTCAATGTTGAGGGCAAATGAATGGATCTTACAAAGATAGGTGGCCTTTTGGCTCAGTTAGCTCCTACGGTAGCGACTGCTCTTGGTGGCCCTCTCGCTGGATTGGCAGTGAAGACACTCTCGGAAGCATTGTTCGGCCACCAGGACGGAAGCGAATCAGAAGTGTCAGCCGCTCTAATGAGCGCAACGCCAGAGCAATTGCAGAAGCTCAAAGAAACAGACGCATCATTCAAACTCAAGATGAAAGAACTTGATATTGATCTTGAGAAGATCTCTGCTCTTGATCGAGACTCTGCTCGTAAGATGCAGATGGAAACCAAGGACTGGCTTCCAAAGATCCTGACTATCATTGTGACCATTGGATTCTTTGGCATCCTGTTCTGGCTTCTAGTCCGCGGTGCGCCACCATCTGGTAGCGAGACCCTGATCTACATGCTCGGTGCGCTCGGCACTGCATGGACTGGCGTAATGCAATTCTATTTTGGATCATCTGCTGGCTCTAAGGCAAAGACAGATGCACTTACCGCAAAGGATCTTAACAAATGAATGGTTTTCGTGGCGAGGCACTCCCGCTTCCTGTTGAAGAGATCCCTGCCCTCGCACATAAGTTCGATCTTGAAGGCGCAGTGCTTCGTGCTGTCGTGGCGGTTGAGTCTGCTGGCAATGGCTTCGATGCATCTGGTAGACCCAAGGCATTGTTCGAGCGGCATCACTTCTACAAGTGGCTGACCAAGCGCAAGAAGCTGGATGTGCTAACTGTCGCTGCCGAGGCTGGACTGGCATATCCCAAGTGGGGAACTAAGCCTTATCCAAAGGGGTCGGATGCAGTCTACGCAGAGATTGAGGCTGCTTACGAGATGGCCCCTGAAGAGGCTCTATTGTCCACCTCATGGGGTCTCGGTCAGGTGATGGGTAGCAACTACGCAATGGTTGGCTGCAAGTCTGTCGAGGATATGGTCGAGGAGGCTATGCACTCGGAAGCGAATCAACTGACACACATGATAAACTTCATCAAGTCAGCCAATCTTCTTGACGCTTTGCGTGATAGAGACTGGGCTACGTTTGCTAAGGGATATAATGGACCAGGTTATGCAACCAACCATTATGATACCAAACTGGAAACAGCATATCAGAGGTTCAAACTCTAATGGGAAACCAAATGCCTGATTCCCTGTTGCGGGAAACCATGCAGCAGTATGTCGATTGCGGTCAGAACTTTGCACTTGCGGCAAGGCTCAACGGTATTCCGAAAGAAACATTTCGGTCGCGCCTTCAGAGAGCAAAGACCAAGTTCTCGGTTGATGAGTTTCAACCCAAGATTGAGTGGACTTACCCTAAGATCATCCAAGTCGATATGGCTGGCAAGACCGCTCTCATTGGTGGAGACGCACACATATGGCCCGGTCCTGTCTCTGCTATGTGGAAAGCCTTCTGCACTGTAGCAAAGAAGGTGCGTCCTGAGTGCATAGTTCTGAACGGAGATATGCTTGATGGTGCTAGAGTCAGCCGCCATGCTGGTGTGCTTGGATCGAAAGCACCAAAGGTATCTGCCGAGATCGACGCTTGCCATGCTTGGCTGAAGATGCTTCCTCTCGCAAAGCATACTCACTGGACAATCGGCAACCATGACATGCGCGTCGATAACTATCTTGCCAACAATGCGCCTGAGTTAGAGGACTATGCCGGGCGATTGCGCGATAGATTCCCAAATTGGCAGTTCAGTTACTCGGTGATGCTGAATGATGTTGAGGTTCGGCATCGCTTTCGGGGTGGGATTCATGCGACTTGGAACAATGCTCTTCATGCTGGTCTGACGATTGTGACGAACCACACGCATCAGCTACAAGTCTACGCAGTTCGGAATCGAAATGGATCTCACTGGGGGATTGAGACAGGGATGCTAGGTGATCCGCAATCTCCTGCGTTCGAATATACTGAAGGTGCGCCATCTCGTGCAGTTGAAGGATTTGTTCTTCTAACTTTTGATGACGAGGGCCATCTTCTACCGCCTGAGTTTTGTGAGATGATTCGAGGACGGCCTGTTTTCCGCGGTCAATATCTAGCTTGATCGTCAGCATTACCATCTGTGCTGCAAAATATAGAATGGCCCCAGTTAAGAGGCCACCTATATACATCTGCGATAACTCATCCATGAATGACTCCTATGTAAATCAGGAATATAACTAAAGCCGTGACAAGGCCAGCGATATATCCCTCTACATATGTAATCATTCTGTTAAGATCCAGTAAATAAACATGGGCAGAATGAGCAAATAGAATACTGCAATCTGTATGCAGCACTTTATATCATCTTTATTCACGCAGCTTCCCCATAATAAAATCTACTTCCTCATCAGTGACCTTGCTCTTCCTCTGGCTTGGCGAGGCAAAGTAACTAGCGAATCCACAGTAGGCTATCAGGTCTACCCAGCTATCATACTTCATAGGATCGTTATTGATCCTTGCCTGTTTGACAGCCATCATTACAACAGCAACATCATATGGCGTTATGTCCTTGCCAGATAGTGTGCTTGCTATAGCTGATGCTCTATTAAATGATTCGACGAATCCACCATAGTCTGATCCCCGGTCAGATATAATCTCCTTAGCATCATCTAGAATTTTCATCTGTCTTATCTCCTATCTTCACATGTATATAGGCAAGGTCACTGCTGAGAAGGTAAACTTCTTCCTCTAGTTTCTCTACTTGCCCCCGCAACCGCTCAATCTCGGTGACGGCATCAAGCAATGTTTTATCTTTTTTTGAATGGGGAAAATGCAAATTTGATGGCACATAAAGTCGCAACCGTTCAACAATGTCCATCATTCAGTCTCCATTGTTTCCGCTTGAATAGATCCACCGTGTCAGTGCCTCGATCTCTCTGGCCTCAGCGTCTGACAATGGTTCCATCGAGTTTGCGCTTCCAGCCTGACCGCTTACTACCGGGGATTGCTGGCCCTCTGTCTGCTTTGATTCCAAGGTGCTTTGCTTCTCGTCGTTTTGCTTTGGCAACATTCCGAACATCCTCTTTTGTTTTGACCGAATGACATTTGATATGAGCAGGGGCGAGGTTATCCCCGCCATCCTCACCTCCCATTGCAAATGGTATGACATGCTCAACTTCCCAAGCCTCACCAACTTGGATTTTCCCAGAGCATATATGGCAGATCCCTCTGTGATCATTGAACAGTTCCAATCTTTTCTTAGTGCTTAATGATCGTCTGGTCACTATCGAACCCGTCATAGATATGAGAGATAGCCGACATGAACTCTTCCTTATCCACACCACCAATGGTCTGATACCAACTGACTGCGTTGATGACGAGGACTGTCAGGATAATCCCCTCAAATTTTTGGAGGTTTATCTCTAGGGTGTTGCTAGTATCAACCGCATCATACATAGCTTGCGTAACATCCTGATCGAATGCCATTGCCAGTTCGCGGTCCTTGTCGCCCATTGTTTCCAGCTTAATCATAGTCTCATCTCCGACCTACGGGTTGCTTCTTCAGACTGTTGCTGGGCGAATCGCATCTTGATCCATTCCAGTTTGACTTTGAGAAGGTTGGCTTTGGTTCTGGCCTCGACCATCTCTGATATATATTTCTGCCACTCGTCTGATGCTTTGACGATCATCTCCCGCTTGTTCATTGCGAGGGATTCATCAAGTGCTAGCATCCTCTGGTTAAGGATTGGTGTCTTTAGTTCCTCTGATAGAGAGGCAGCACTATCGACATCAACCCATTCCTTGGCTGCTAGTCTATATTGCTCGGCTAGATTTTGTGCCATTGGTGCTTTACCTTTGCCTGTTCAAACATTTCTTTCATCGCGTCATAGTGTTCCAGCCATGCCGAGGCACTCATTCCTATGCGGTAATGCACTTGCATTATTCCAGATTGAATGATGAAGGCAGCACAGTTTGCACATGGATGCAGCGGTGTGACGTAGATGGTATATCCACGCAGAGGTTCCTGAGCCGCAAGGATGGCATTAGCCTCGGCATGGACAGTCCGCAGTAGCTTGGCATCACGAGTTGTATAGACATCCTCTACTCCACGAGGGAATCCATTATATCCAACTGATGCAATGGTTCGATCAGGTCTGACAATGACTGCGCCGACTTTTGTTGATGGATCTTTTGACCATGATCCAACTAGGTCAGCCAGATCGAAGAATCTTTTATGCCACATCATTCTTCCCCCTTAAAGATACTGACAAGCCTCTCGATCTTACAGTTCTTGTTGTCTATCCTGACGTATCGGTCGCCCCGCATTGGGTTGATCCAGCCGACAACACCGTCCGCACGTTCACGATGGTGCGGCTTGATCCGTTTCAGCATCCCATCCTCCAAGGTGAACAGTTCAAGCAGCCTCTCGCGGGTAGGGTATGGCTTCACTGGCTTGCTTGTCTTCACTTCTTTGAACGTGTCCGACTCGAACTCCAATGGTGGACTGGGAGGTGTTCTCCCAATCCTGTGAATGTCATGGTTGATCCACGGGTCAGTTGCCATGCGCTTGCTCTGAAACCCGGTCATGAGCGAATCACCAATGTTGTGCCGCCATTGGAAAGTTCTGCGCCAGCGACAGGCCCAGCTTCCAGTGCCTTCTTGATCTCGGTCTTGTTAGGCTCGCGCTTAATCCGTACCAAGTTATCAGGCAGCAGGGTCTCGTCAGTGATGATCACAGATGCTGACTTATTGCTGATAACAAGTGTAGCCAGTGGCAGTTCAGCCTTGCGGATCTCGGCAATCTCCATCACTTCCTTGATCAAGGCTCGGTTGAAATCCTCTTGCCTCTCATACCTTCTCTTACGGTCGCCAAGCCGCCTTGCTTCCTCGGCTATACCAGTGGCTATCGAGCCAGCGAACTGCGCCTTGCGGACGAGGCTTGTAAGGATGCGGTGGAAGTCTGTCTCTCCCTCCAGCACATTCATCTTAAACTCTTCATCGTCGTTGAGTTCCGGGTATTCTACGAGCAGAGAACGAATCTTTGTTTCGAGCATAGCGACATGGAAATTAGACATCAGACAACTCCTGTGAACGGACTGCGTATGCAGCATTGAACTTAGCGCGATAGTCTGCTGGCCAATACCCAGCTTCATCACGCAGCATGATCTTGACTGACTTCAAAAGGTCAGGGTCTGACGCATTGGCAAGCATGGTCTCGATCTGTGACCAAGGGCGAATGTCCTGCTTGTGCTGCACATCCTGCTCTAGATCTGGATCGTCGCCAGTCTCAAGGCCGAGGCACTTTAGTAATGCGTACTTCACAGCATAGGACATCGCCTTGCCCGGTCCTTTATCCTGATCGTCGATGCCGAATCCGAATGTCTCAACGTCGATGTAGTCGGATGGATCGTCGATGTTCACAAAGCGCACAACCATCTCACACTGGGTGCGGTTGCCATTCTGCACATGGCTGACGGTCTTAGGATAGTAGTGGATGCCAGCCTCTAACAATGGGCCGCGCACCTTAGCAGTGACGGCATCATGGGATACGATGGTGTAGCGCATCCCTGCCTTCTTCTCCTTCTGGATGTAGGTGATAGTCTGCATTACCTTGGCAATGCGCTGGTGAATGTTAGCGGCTTGCATTATCGTCCTCCATTTCGTCCATCTCATTGATATGAAACGCAAATTCCTGCGAGCAATGTCGTGCAGTCATCAGCATATCGTCAAAATTTTCTGGTGATTTATCGTGTGCATACGCCAAGACCGATTCGATCATGTCGTGCAGCAGCCCTTCCATTTCAAGCATTGTCATTGTCTTGCTCCTTCGTGATAACGATGTAGCCCATCAGCTTTGCCAACTTGTCGAAGTCCTCGTGCATATTCTTGCGATGGTATTCAGCACTCGGCACATTCCAGTAGATCAGTTCTGCGTGGGTCTTAAGGTTCTCTGCCGCCATTGCGATGCTGATTAAATTTGTCTCGTACATAACGTCCTCCTGTTGTTTGTATGCATACGATAAAAATTAATTTAAGGGTTGTCAACTAGAAATTGAAGTGTTAAATAAAAAAAAGAAAGGGAGACACCATGTCACATATCGAAACACTCTTTAACAAAGTCGGCACTCGGAAATTTGTAGCAGAATCATTGGGTTGCAAACTGCACTCGGTAAATATGATGTGCTTTCAGAACAAAGTGCCAGTCAAATACTGGCCTGAGTTGATCAACCTGTGCGCTTCAAAAGGCATTGAGATCACGGCTCACGACTTGATGCTCTTGTATAATTCTTACAAGTGGGTAAAGTAACAGGGTTCGCGCAAGCGTTCCTCCCTACTTAACTGAGGCTGGCTTAATCGCTGGCCTCTTTTTTTTGGAGACATCATGATAATAATTTTGGACCATTATCCACCATCAGCCAATGCAATCTGGCGAGCAGTGCCTGGTCGAGGCGTGATCAAGTCTGCACTGTATCGGACATGGCTGATCGACCAGACCCTGAAGCTGCACTTGCAGACAGGCGATAGGGTCGAGGGCCACTATCATATTCACTTCAAGATCCAGCGGAAAGACAAACGCAAAAGAGATCTTGACAATTTATTGAAGCCGCTTCACGATCTGATTGTCGCTGCCGGGCTAGTCGATGATGACAGCCTATGCGACAAGATCATTGCAGAGTGGGATGGTGTCGGTCAGAACATCACCATAGAAATAACGGGAGTGAATAATGGATGACCTAGATTTTATCAATAGATACAAGGACATACGAAATAAATTCCGCCCTGTTCCACAGGTTATGCA